TCTGCAAGGCAGAGTTATGGTCCACCAGATAAAGTAATCTGGTATGAAAGACCATTCCTAAAAACACTTAGACAATTTGCCGCTGGTCAAGGATGGTTAGGAAAAGAAAACAATATTAAAAAGTATCTCGACAAATGGGGTATTAACTGTCCAATACAATATATCGATCATCATGAAAGTCATGCGGCATATGGTTATTACACCAGTGGCTTTCAAGATGCAACTATCATCTGTATAGATAGCATAGGTGAATTTGAAACATTCACCATATGGAAAGGCACAGATAAAGATATTAAAAAAGTATATAGACAATCATATCCACATAGCATTGGATTATTTTATAGTGCAATGACACAACGTTGTGGATTAAAAGCAAACTCAGAAGAATATATATTAAGTGATTATGCTATCCAAGGAGATAGATATGCATACCTTGACGCAATAGAAAAAGATTTCACAGATCAAAAAATGTTAAAAAATGGTTTTTGGGAAGTGCGTTTCAAGGAAAATTTACATAGAGGTTGTAATTGGTGGAGACCAGAACTCACTAGCAAAAAAGAATTAATTGATATTGGTGCAAGTACTCAGGAGGCATTTGAGAGAATGATCATGCGAATAAGTACTAGTGCAAGTTTTAAACTGCCTTCAAAAAATCTTGTATTGACAGGTGGTTGTGCGTTAAACAAACTTATGGTAAAACAATTAAAGCCAAACTGGGACAGTATTTGGATACCACCAAATCCAGGAGATCCAGGTTCATGCATAGGAGCAGTTCTTGGAATGGAAAGAACACACATTGACTTTGATCCTAAAGTATGGTATAATAAAACATGACAGAATTAGAAGTAAACAAAAAATTAAACAGAGAGTATCCAAAACTGTTACAAGCAGTACATTCAAGTATGCATGAAGATCGTAAAAAGGCAGTGGTATATAAATTTATAGAAACGTTACAGGATTTAGCAAAGGTATTAGATAGTGGCAAAACAAAATAAAGAATATGGTTATGATGTCCAGAAAGTATATCTGGAAATGATGTTGAGTGATGCACAAAGTTTTGTGCGTTGTCAAACTATCTTTGATCATAGTTTATTTGATAGAAAACTACAAGACGCCGCAGAGTTTATTAACAAGTATGTTACAGAACATAACACATTGCCTACAGAAGAAATGGTCAATGCAACTTGTAAAACAGAATTAAAGATTCCAGAAGGATTACGTGAAGAACATTATGATTGGTTGTTAAATGAATTTGAAACGTTTACAAGACACAAAGGTCTTGAACGTGCAATATTAGAAAGTGCAAACTTGCTTGAAGAAGGTAACTATGGTCCAGTAGAAGACAAGATTAAAAGTGCAGTGCAAGTAGGATTACAAAAAGACTTAGGCATAGATTACTTTAGAGATCCTAAAGGCAGACTTATGGGACTTAAAGATAGTAATGGACAAGTAAGCACAGGTTGGGCAAGTTTAGATAGAAAACTATTTGGCGGATTTAACAGAGGTGAACTTAATATTTTTGCAGGTGGTAGTGGTGCAGGTAAGAGTTTGTTCTTAGCAAACTTGGGTGTTAACTGGGCGTTGGCAGGAATGAATGTTGTGTATCTTACATTTGAATTAAGTGAAGCACTTGTGGCAATGAGAGTTGATAGTATGACAACTGACATTCCAACAAAAGAAATATTTAAAGACTTGGACACAGTAGAAATGAAAGTTAAACTAGTTGGTAAGAAGTCTGGTGCTTTCCAGATAAAATATATGCCAAGTGGTAAGAACACAAATGACATAAGAAGTTTTGTAAAAGAATATGAAATCAAGACAGGTAAAAGAATTGATGTATTGTTAATTGATTACTTAGACTTGATGATGCCAATGAGTAGAAAAGTAAGTCCAAGTGATTTATTTGTAAAAGATAAATTTGTATCTGAAGAACTTAGAAACTTGGCAATGGAAACACAAACAGTATTTGTTACTGCATCACAGTTAAACAGAGCAAGTGTTGAAGAGATTGAATTTGATCATTCGCACATTGCAGGTGGTTTGAGTAAGATACAAACTGCTGATAACGTGATAGGTATCTTTACAAGCAGAGCAATGAAAGAACGTGGTAGATATCAAATACAACTTATGAAAACTAGAAGTAGTTCAGGTGTGGGTAGTAAGATTGATTTAGAGTTTGACATAGATAGTTTACGTATTAGAGATTTAGCAGATGATGAAGACTATCAAGAATTTGCAAAACGTAAGTCAACAGTGTTTGATCAAATTAAACGTACATCACAACCAGGTGAAATAAAACAAGATACTACTCCAGCAGATCCAACAGAAGGAAAGACAGTTGGAAAGATTAGAGCAGAAACAGACAGCACAAAGTTAAGAGAGTTTTTAGGAAACTTAGGTTCAGAATAGTCCAATAGGAGATTGGCAATCAAACAGATATGGATATATTGGTGTAAGGCAATGGGTAGCCATGCCTATGACAACAATAAGAAAGACGACCATATACACCTTACAATTCGATCAATGTGGGTGGTACTACACATAGTAACTTGTTTAATGATCATAACAGGCAACGGCAGAGCCTTAGGTTGGTGGTAATTAGGTTTACCAAAATTAGCAAACTTCATTTTTTGTCTCACTAAATAATCTTATAAAAGGCATTAGGAGGCAATATGGCTGATGATTTAGAAAACATACAAAGTCTGATATCTCGATTTAAAAGACCAACACCAGAAGGCGACAAGTACAAAGATAGACTGGCTGAAGAATTTGAACTTATCTTAAACTTACGATTTACACAATACTTTCATAAGATATGTGATATAATCGATCTTACACAAGACTTACAACACATGACAAGAGGATCTGCAGGTAGCAGTTTGATTTGTTACCTATTAGGTATCACAGATGTAGATCCTATCAAATGGAACATACCAGTAGCACGTTTCATGAATCCAATGCGTGAAGACTTACCAGATGTTGATATAGACTTTGAACATCATCAACAAGGTGAAGTGATGCAACGTATATTTAAAAAGTGGCCGGGTAAAACTGCACGACTATCAAACTATGTAATGTATAGAGAAAAGAGTGCAAAGAAAGAAGCGGCCAAACGTTTGGGTGCAAAAGGAAACTTGCCACGCAATTTTAAATATGAAGATTATGATATAGATGTAAAAGAAGCAAAAAGAATAGAAAAGAAACTGCTCGGAAAGAAACGTGCCATTTCAAAACACTGTGGTGGTATCATTATGTTTGATAGGCAGTTACCAAAAAGTCTTATATCACAGGATAACCAAATACTTTTGGACAAATATGAAATTGAAGACCTTGAACATTTAAAAGTTGACATACTTGCTAATAGAGGTTTATCACAACTAATGGAAGTAAATGGTGTAACCAAATTAGAACACTATCCAGAAGAAGATGAAAAGACAAGTGCATTATTATCACGTGGTGATGTGTTAGGAGTAACACAAGGTGAGTCGCCAGCCATGCGTAGATTGTTTAGAGCCATACAACCTAAAAGTGTTCATGACTGTGTGTTTGCAACTGCATTGATACGTCCGGTAGCATTGAGTGGTAGACAAAAGGCCGCTATGTTTCATGACTGGTCAAAAGAAGCAGTTCAAGACAGTGTAGTGTTTGAAGATGATGCCATTGAAATAATTGCAAGTCTAATTGATATTGATATGTATGAAGCAGATATGTATCGTAGGGCGTTTGCTAAAAAGAATGATGAAAAGATTATGGAGTTTGTGGAACGTCTTGGTAACCACCCTAAGAAGAAAGAAGCAATGGCGGCTCTTGAACAACTTGGAGGCTTTGGATTATGTAGAGCCCATGCAGTTAACTTAGGTAGACTCATATGGGCATTAGCATATCAGAAGGCACACAATCCTAAAGAGTTCTGGGCGGCTTGTTTAAAACATTGTGAAGGTTCATATAGACGTTGGGTATATCAAACAGAAGCACACAGGCACGGACTACCTACATTAAATGGTTGGTGGAAACATGGCTTTGTTCCTGCACTAGGAGTTAGACAACAATGGTTGGATAGAGTTGAGTTCGCAGGATTAGTTGCTAATGGTAGAGTGTACAAAGGTAACAAAGGTAGATATGTAACGTTTGTTACACTAGGAACTAACTTTGGAGATTACATTGATGTTGTTATACACAAACCATTTGCATATAGAGATGGAGACATCATACACGGAACTGGTAGAGTAAGACACAGTAACAACTCAGACTATATTGATTGTTATGATGCAAAGTTATACACACTGAATCAGTGGCGTTAGTTTTTAAAGAAAGCCTTTACAAAATTATCTATAATAATTGACACAATAGAATTGTTTACGTGTCTTGTTGTGTTATCTTCAAACAATGTAGGAAACTCTGTATGCGGTCCAACCCAACGTACCATTTCAAAACTTGGCCAGTAATAAACATTTTTTGGATTATGTTTTCTAAAGTATTCATCTAAAGCAACACGCAATATACTTTTGCTAACACAGTCGCTAACCATAGTTGGCCTATTTTGAAATGTAGCCGCCAATGGTACAGGTGACAGTGTATAAATTATATGCTTATCTTCTCCACAGGTTTCATGAATAAGATCAGCAATGCGTTTCATGTTGTTAACATTTTCTTCTACTGTGCTTGTAACCGACTCGTGCAGTTCAGGACTAAAAACTTTGTTAGGTACGCCTCTCCAAAACACACCCTTGGTCTTTTTATCTCTCCAAACTTCTGCAAGTCCATAAGTTACCACGAAGCCTTTTGTTGTTTTAAAATAATCTAATAATTCTTTTTGTTCTTGTTCTGGTTCCCATTTAAAAGCACCTGCACTTTTATCATTGTCATACCAGTATGCATCACTGCTTCTATCGCCTGTGCATATCCATTCGATCCATTGTCTTACTGCAAATGAATTATTAAGTCCTTCTGGTACTGTGATATAATCTGCATTCTTTCCATTCTTACGTAACCAAGTACGCAGTCTGTCTGCAAAACAACTACCCATGGTAACTACTTTGTCATCACTACCAAACATAGGTAG